GGTGAGTCGGCTTCCCCTACGGTAGCCAAGAACGCCCACGCTCGCATCACCCAACTTTGCGGGCTCGCAGAAAAAGGAAAGATTGCTCCCCTTATTATGGTGGACAATGAAAAGATCAAGAAGCTTTATCCTAAGTTGACAGTCAAGAAGTTCTGGAAAACTATCAACAATACAGTTGCTGGCTTGTTCCACGTCTTTAACGTACTTGCCAATAAAGACTCAGAATACACAACCTTTGATGCAACTGATTATGATAGTATTATGCGCCAGTCTGGGTGTATGATCATGGGTGTCACGAGTGTCAAGAATGTGGAAAGCGAAACTGCGATCTCGAATGCCCTTAAGAAGAACTTAGAGAAGACTCTTCTGGCTGAGGGCTTCGATCTCACTACTGCTACTGGTGCTGCTTGTATTGTTGTTGGTGGCGAAGAGATATTCGAAGAGACAGTTGGCTTGATGGATAGTATTGAGTTTGGATTTGACACGTTGGCTGCCTTGACCGGCGGAGCCATGATACATCGTGGTATCTATGAAGATGCTAACAAGGATAAGCTTGTAACTTATACTTTGGTTAGTGGTCTCAAGAGACCGTCTAAGCGCATCGAGGGGCTAAAGAAGTTTCTAAAGAAGTAGTATGAGAATATTAGTTACAGCAATATTATTATTTTCTCTATCTGCCACTGCTGGCGAGGTCACTGAATTCAAGCCTCGCCCAGTAGTGGTTGAAGAGGGTGCGGACACTTATGTCGGCATTCTACTAAGTGAAGAAGATTTCCGGAAACTTCTACAGGGCAAAGTCGATACCACCGCAGAGATTGCGCAATGTAATACAGATAAGAGGGTCTGTGGTCGCTTGCAGGAGACGTACCTTTTGTCTATAAAAAACCTTGAGGAAGTTGTCAAGAAGGATAACACCTGGTTTAGAAGGAACAAAGGAACTTTAGGGCTTCTATCTGGGCTTGTAATTGGCGTAGGAACATCTATAGCAATTGTCAAGGCAGTACATCCAGCACAATGAATACTAAACACGATCTAAACTACATTGCTGCTCTAGAAAAAGCCATAGCTGAAAAGTATGGCAAAGATGCAGTCCAAGATTTTCGGAATACCTGGGAAGAAGACAGGGAAAAAGAATATCTAAATCAACTAAAAGACCTTCAGTCCAAACTAGATCGTACTAGTGAAAACTATGAGGAATTAGTCCTCGGCGATGTGAAGATTAAAAAACGCCGGGATGATAAAAAAGAAGATCGAACATGCCCGGTCTGCAAAACATATTCATTTTCCAGAAGAGACGACCTATATATGAATAGGTTTAAAAGCTGTTATGACTGCTATGTAGATTTTGTCCTTGGGCGAGAAGAGAAATGGCAAAAAGGCGAAAGACCACCACAAGAACATGTTGATCATGTTATAAGGAGAAGAAAATAATGGCTACTGTCTTAGACGTAATTAAAGGTTTGAATCAAGCTGCTGCTAATGCTTATGACGGAGCCTTAGACGAGAATGGCGAACAGTTGAAGGTTGGTCTGGACCGAGAGGATGGTCATCCAATCCTGGACGGTAGGATCATTGATGGGTTCAAGGTCCGCTTCGCCGGTCCAAAAATGATTGTGACATATCAAAGTGAGATGCGTGTTGATGAAATGCATCCTCGTAACCGCCTTGAGAATGATGTAGAAGATAAATTTAAAGAGATTGCAAAATTCCTGAAAAAGGAATATAAGAATATCACCAAAGGATCAGTGACATTGACTGAAGACTCGGATACTGATATAATGGTTCAGACAACTTCTAGACATCATACCTGGGTCCAGGCTAAGAAGCAATATGCCGTGGGCGGCTTTGATGGCGTCGAGTCCATACGTATGGGTTCCGAACGTGCAGCCGAGCGCCGGAGTAAAGATTACCATCAGCAGTTCAAAAAGTTCTTTGAAACTGCCAAGGCAAAGAAGGCTACCAACAACAAGGCAAAGAAGAACCCAGAAACGCCTGAGGCTTAAATGTCTTTATCCAAGAAGGAAATGATGGCGGAAATTGTCCGCTGTGGTAAAGATCCAGCCTTCTTTTGCAAAAAGTATGCTAAGATCTCTCATCCCATGAGAGGTTCTATCCCGTTTGATCTGTATGACTTCCAAGAGACTGCGCTAAAAGACTTTAAGGATAACCGCTTTAGTGTTATCTTGAAGGCTCGCCAGCTAGGTATCTCCACTACGGTAGCAGCTTACGTATGTTGGATGATGCTTTTTCATAAAGACAAAAATGTGCTAGTCGTTGCCACTAAGCTGGGAACTGCTGCTAACCTTGTCAAGAAAATCAAGGCTATTCATAAAAACCTGCCACCCTGGCTGAAAATATCTGATATTTCTATTGACAATAGAAACTCATTTGAGTTATCTAATGGCTCCCAGGTAAAGGCGTCTTCAACTTCTGGCGATGCCGGTCGTTCAGAAGCTTTATCTCTCCTTGTTATAGACGAAGCAGCATTTGTTGATGGCATCGATGAATTGTGGGCTGGTCTCTACCCCACTCTGTCTACTGGTGGTCGTTGTATCGCTTTATCAACTCCTAACGGTGTCGGAAACTGGTTTCATAAGACCTATACCGAAGCCGAGGAAGATAAGAACGATTTTCATACGATCAAGTTACCTTGGGACGTTCACCCAGAGAGAGATCAAGAGTGGTTTACTAAAGAAACCCGCAACATGTCTCGCAGGGAAATAGCGCAGGAACTTCAGTGCAACTTTAATGCATCAGGCGACACAGTAGTTCACGGCGATGACCTAAAAAGAATACTAGAACAAGTTTATGAGCCTGATCGCAAGACAGGGTTTGATAGAAATTACTGGATCTGGAAAGAGCCAGACCCTCATCGTGAATACCTTCTTGTAGCTGACGTGGCAAGGGGAGACGGGACCGACTTTAGTGTCGCTCATATCTTTGATGTACAGACTATGGAACAGGTAGCCGAATACCAAGGCAAAGTAACTCCTGATATGTTTGCTCCTCATCTTTTTACAATGGCTTCAGAGTACAACGATGCACTTATGGTGATTGAAAATAACTCTCTCGGGATAGGCGTTCTAAGCAGGCTTCAGGACCTAGACTATAAAAATCTGTATTATAGTATAAAATCAACTCATGAGTACGTTGACGAGGTGTCGGCGAATGCTCTTGGGGGAGTTGCTGGTTTTACTATGTCTATGAAGACTCGACCACTTGTTATTGCTAAGTTTGAAGAATTCGTGAGAAATAAACTAATTACTATTAATTCAATGCGTCTTGCGAATGAAATAAAAACATTTGTTTGGCACAATGGAAGACCACAGGCGATGCGTAGTTATAATGACGACCTTGTTATAGCTGCTTGTATCGGTTGCTGGGTGCGAGACACAGCCTTGACGGCTAATAAACGGGAGGCAGATTATAAGAAAGCGTTACTATCAGGTATCTCTGTCTCTTCAACAACTATGAATACTAAGATAGAAGGCCAGCACGGATATAAGCCTCAAAAGTCTCAACCGAGACGTTTCACCGGCTCCGATGGCAAAGAACACGACTTGAACTGGATAATCAAAGGATAAAAAATGGCTGACGAAAACAACAATGGCTCAAATAACCCCAGGAACAATCAATCTTCTTTATTTAAGAGGCTTACTAGATTGTTCAGTGGTCCTATCGTAGACTATGATCGTCCATCTGTAGTCAAAACAAATCGCCGGGACATTAAAAAGTACACTTTTACTTCTTCTACGGGCAGGGAGTTCAAGAAAAAAGAATACTATAATCCGTTTGGCGACCTAAGCAACAGCACTCTGCTACAAAGGAATAAACAACTCCGCTATACAGATTTTGAACAAATGGAGTATATGCCAGAGATAGCCTCTGCAATTGATATCTATGCAGATGAAATTACAACCTCTACAGCGTTTAACCCACTGGTAAACATTGACTGCCAAAACCGAGAGATCAAAGATATTCTTGATACCATGTTATACAATGTGTTGAACGTGGAAGCAAACTTGTTTGGCTGGGCTCGCAGTATGTGCAAGTATGGAGACTATTACTTATACCTGGACATAGATGACACGATGGGTATTACCAACGTGATTCCATTGCCTGTCCGGGAAATTGAAAGAATCGAGGGTACTGATCCGACCAACCCCAACTATGTGCAGTATTTCTGGCAGAGTGCTGAGGGTCAGAAGGGTGTAACATTTGAGAACTGGCAAGTCTCCCATTTCCGAGTCCTAGGCAATGACAAATATGTACCATACGGAACGTCGGTGCTTGAGCCATCTCGCCGCATTTGGAGACAGCTTACTCTTCTCGAAGATGCCATGATGGCATATCGTATTGTCCGCTCTCCCGAGCGCCGAGTATTCTATATTGACGTTGGCAACATTGCTGCTGAAGATGTAGAGCAATATATTGAGCAAGTAAAAACACAAATGAAAAGAAACCAACTTGTCAACGAAGAATCTGGCAGGGTTGATTTACGCTATAATGCTATGAGCATCGATGAGGACTATTATATACCAGTTCGAGGTGCTACTAACAACACTCGTATTGAAACGTTGGCAGGCGGTCAGTTTACTGGTGACATTGATGATGTCAACTATTTGAGAGATAAGTTGTTTTCTGCCCTCAAGGTGCCAAAGGCTTATCTTGCGCAATCTGACGCACAGGAAGACAAGACCACTTTATCCCAAAAGGATATACGATTCGCTAGGACTATTCAGCGTTTGCAGAGAGTGGTTATTGCTGAGTTGGAAAAAGTTTGTATTATTCATCTTTATACCTTGGGCTATAGAGACAACGATTTACTATCATTTAAGCTTTCGCTCAACAACCCATCGAAGATTGCAGAACTTCAAGAACTCGAACACTTGAGGCTCAAGTTTGATGTTGCTGGTACTGCTACTGACGGATACTTCTCTAAACAATGGGTATATCGTAACATCTTTAAGATTGCCGAGGAGGAAGTTGAAAGAATACAGATCGAGCAGTTTTCGGATGCCCTTCACGGTGCTGCTATTGAAGAGGCTGGCACCGTTCCTGAGGGCGGCGAAGGCGGCGATCTCGGTGGCGACCTCGGAGATGATCTGGGCGGCGATGACCTTGGTGGCGATGACCTTGGTGGCGATGACTCAGCCGGAGGCGACGACGATGCACTTTTAGCAGAACCTGAGCCAGGTCAGCGTGATGATTACATGAGAGTCAAGAGTCCTAAGTGGCGTCAGGGCGCTCGCAGACGTAGTTATCTTTCTTCCGGTGGAAGTAATTTGGCGTCCTCGTCGCAACGAAACCTATTTAAAGGGTGGAGCGATGGTATGGGACCTTTGTCAAGAGGAACCGTCGGCGAAGCAAAGCAGTCAGAGGAAGAAATAATTTTTGAAACTCAAAACCATATTAAACGTTTGATTGAGCAACTGGGACAAAAAGATGAAAGCCAAGCATAACAAAAAACGAAATACTGCATTCTTGTTCGAAGCTCTGACTAGGGAGTTGACTAAGGCTGTTGTAGAGAAAGATAAAAACAGAACACAAATAATAAAAACAATCCTCAAGGAGCACTTCCGTCGAGGCATGGTTTTGTTTAGCGAGCTAGATTGCTTCAACACTCTGTCAGATCAGTCTGGTCTAGATCAGTATACTGCTGAGAAGATGGTTTTTCGAGCAAAGCATGCTTATGACCAGTTAGACCAGCAAGACATATTCAAGGAACAGTCCACTGTAATCAAGAAAATCAATCAAAATCTCGGCAAAGAAGTTTATAATACTTTTGTCCCCAACTATCAATCTCTTGCCTCTTTGTCTAATATCTTTAGTGACAAGACGCCCGTCAAGAATAGAGTACTGATGGAGCAGAAGGTTATCAACCAGCTTACGAGCACAGAAAACATCTCTACTGATCTTGCACCTGTGGATAGTTTAGTGGTCAAGTCTTTTACAGACCGGTTTAACGAAACATATGGTGATCTTCTGTCTGAGCAGAGGGATTTGCTGACCCGCTATATAACCTCGTTTTATCAGTCTGGTGCTGACTTTAGACTTTTTGTTGGAAAAGAGCTAAAGAGAATCCATGAGGAGGTGAATTCCTCATTGCAGTTGGAAGATGTCTCAGCCGACCCAGAGATGATAGAGAATACTAAAAAAGTTTTAGAGAGAATTGAAAAAATCAATGTTTCAAGCCTTGATGAGTCAGATATACTTCGAGTTCTAAAACTTCAGAAGTTAGTCAGAGAGTACAGAGCCGATGCCATTAAAGATTAAGATTGGCTCTGCTGCTGAAGAGAAGAAGCCTATCCAGGCTCAGATCGCACTTCAGATTACCAAGACAATGGATGGCAATATCCTGATTAGTGACCATAAATATCTTGATATCATCATTGATTTAGCAGAAGCTAAGGTCATAACGATGCCCAAGCCGCATGTTGAGAAAGATGTCTATGATTATCAGAAAGACCTAATGTACAGCTTGTTCAAGGGTGGCGTTAGTGCGGCTGTTGCTCCTCGTGGCGGTCCTGTGTTTGGTATGGTGGAATGTTCTTTCCCAAAAGAGGGAGAGGTGGATAACGTACAGGCAGTTCTCTATCAGATTTCCGAATATATCAAGAAAACTGCTCACGATGACCACAAAGCAGAGCAATATGACCAGAACATTGAGGACCGATTTACGGATCCTGACGATGCTGATTCCACAGCCTATGGAGAGGTCAAGCCTTATCAAGATACTCCAGCGGGTGCTAATGACTCGCTACCAACTTACGCATATGCGGGATATGGCTATTACTACTAATGTCTTTTGTCTATTTTGTACTATGTGCATACGGACTTACTCAGATAATAACTTTTTCTTCTTTATTTGATCGTTTCCGCCCAGAACACCACTTTTTTCACTGTCCTATGTGTGTTGGCTTCTGGGCTGGAGTCCTTCTTCTGATCCTAAACCCATTTACAGAACTATTTACATTTGACGTTTCGATAGTAAACGCTCTCATGTTGGGCTGTTTATCGTCGGGGACGTCATATGCGCTATGTATGCTCATATCAGACGGAGGATTTCAAATTGAGAGCCGAGTTAGTAGGGGTGTGGACACAAAAATGGATGCTAAGACCAGTAACCAATTGTTGCAGGGGTAGTTGTACCGTGCGGGTAACGCCCGCACTCAAAGGAGATAGATATGAATAAGAAATATGTACTACAAGAGTTTATGAACCTGGATTACAGTGACGATCTTCTCACAGAGGAAGAACGGGACGGCAATCGGAATGGTACTCATCTTATCGTGGCTGGAAAAATCCAAGCTGCTGACGCAAAGAATGGCAATGGTCGTATTTACCCTCGTCCA